ACCGCAATGTCCAAAAGTCATGGAAATATGGTTATGATAAAGAGTACGACGTCATCATCATTTCCAAGGATGGTACATTGGGGCCTATATTCATGATCAATGGATTGAACATTGGGCTTCCTGCCATTCCCAAGGAACGCACCGACATCTTGAATTGGGACAAGACCGCCACCAACCAACGGTGGAAGCGTAAGGCAGAACCCAAAGGTCTTAACAAGGACACCCAGTACAATCCCGAATTTGAGGATTACATCATTGAGGAAATCAGGAGAAGGAACGAAGGGCTTTGGATCTATATCAAAGGTGAACCTGTTTACATGCCTGGCAGTTCGTATTTCTTTTACCAATGGAACAAATTGGATGAGGGCTACCCCAATTTCCGAATTATTCAAAATGAATTGATGATCTATTGGGAAGCCTGTAAGGCCGATTATCGTTCTTATGGCATGTGCTATGTCAAAAATAGACGTTTTGGATGGTCTTCAATTTGCAACAACGAACTTGTAGAGACTGGAACCACCCACGAAAACAAAGAATTGGGGATTATTTCCAAAACCGGTAAGGACAGTAAAAAAATGTTTTCAAGATTGGTCAGGACCTTTAAGAAGCTTCCTCATTTCTTTATGCCGGTATGGGACGGTACGACCACACCCAAAACCGAATTGGTGTTTTCAGAGCCCAGCAAAAAGAAAGGAAAGGACGATGTTACTTCTGAAATTGAGGAAGGGCTTGACACCATTATCTCATGGCACAATACGGTTATCAATGCTATGGACGGTGACAAGATATTCAGGAGCGCCATCGATGAAGCGGGAAAATTCCCTAAAGAGTGCCCTATTGACGATTATTGGAACATTGTACAGACCTCGCACCGTCAGGGAATACGCATCATTGGCAAATGTATGATGGGAAGTACGGTGAACAGCAAGAAAAAAGGAGGTGCTGAATTTGAGAAGGTCTATTTACAGTCCGATCCCACAAAAAGGACCAAGACCGATCAGACCGAAAGCGGATTGTACAGTTTGTTTATTGATACCGTTTATTGTTGGGAAGGTTATTTTGACACCTACGGTTTCTCTATTGTGGAAGACCCCGAACGCCCTATGATGAATGACGTTGGGCAATATGTTTCCATTGGAGCCATAACCCATTGGAACAATTTAGAGGATGGCAAGAAAGACGACCCTGAAGGGCTTAACGAATTTTACAGGCAGAACCCACGTACCATTGAGCATGCTTTTAGGGACGAAAGTGACGACTGCGAATTTAATCTTGTAAAATTATTGGATCAAATCACCTATAACAAACGGGAGCACAACCATAATGAAAACGGGAGTGACGAAATAGAACGAGGGAATTTCACCTGGAAGGATGGAATTCAGGACAGTGAGGTCATTTGGCGTCCCGATCCCATGAACGGACGGTTTTGGATCAAAAAAGGATGCCATCCGTCCAAGGAATACCGTAACCAACGGGAAATGAAGATACAATACGGTATCAGGGCTTGGGCACCCATGGCCGAACATTTGGGAGCTGGAGGCGCCGACCCTTACAATAGGGACCGTGGTGTTGACGGACGGGGTTCCAATGGCGCCATCCATTACAGTACCAAGTCCAATACCAGCGATTTGCCAAACAACGAATATATATGTGAGTATATAGACCGGCCAAGCAAGGTTGAACTGTTTTTTGAGGACGTGATCATGTCGATGGTCTATTTTTCGATGCCCATATTGGGTGAGCTTTCCAACGAGGCTTTTTTAACGTATTTGGTAGATAGGGGCTACAGGCATTATAGTTTGAACAACCCTTTTAAAAAATGGCACGAATTGAGCCCAACAGAAAAGAAACTGGGAGGTGTGCCACCACAAGGGAACACTATTGCCGATGGCCAGATGTACGCGATGCTTGCCTATATAGAGGACCATGTTGGCATTGCCGACACCAATACCCATAGGCCTATTGGAACCATGGGAAACATGGTGTTCAACAGGACATTGACCCAATGGAAGGATGTGGATTTAAAGAACAGGACCAAATATGATGCCTACATTTCCAGTAGTCTCTCACGTTTGGCCAATCAAAAAATAGCAATCAAAAAACCCGAAAACAGGGAGAAGCGACGCAACCCTTTTCAGCAATACGACAACAGTGGAACATTATCTAAAGCAATGTAATTATGGAAAAGAAAATATTTAGCCCCGACCCATTGGCCACATGGGAAGAAAAGAAAAAGACCGAATATGGTCTATCTTATGCGTACCTCATCAGCAAGGAGTGGTTCAATGGCGGTATGATAACCGACAATAGCCAATACGGCAATAGGCGCGATTGGATCATTAACAAGCGTTTATTGGTAAGGGGCAAACAGGACACCAAAAAATATAAGGAGCACATATCAAGACAGGATGGTGATTTGACCTATCTTAATCTGGACTGGAGACCACTTAACAGTTTGGGGAAATATTGCAACCTTGTTTCCAATGGCATCAATGATAACAATTACAATCTGGATATTAGGGCCAATGATCGTTTGACCGTACAGCGCAGGAAAGACCAGATGGCCGAGCATAGGAACACTATGAGATCTATGCCGTTGTTGAAAAAGGTAAAGGAACAATTGGGATTGGATTTGATACCAAAGGGGTTTATCCCGGAGGATGAAGAAGAACTGCGTTTGTATTCCGAGATCAAGGACCGACCAAAGATTGAGATTGCCGAGGAAATCACCATCAATTATATTAAAAACACCAACAACTATGATTACATTGAAAAGAGAAAGAACAAGGATTTGGTGGAAATTGGTATATCGGCAGGTAGAACTTGGACCGATCCTGTAGAGGGCATTAAACTGGATTATGTGGACCCCGAATATTTGGTGCATAGCCATGTGAACAAAAATGATTTTAGCGATGCCACCTACTTTGGTTATATTGAATCGGTCACTTTGGATGACATCAAACGCGAAAGTGGTATGGATGATGAAGACCTGCGTAAGATTGCCAAATATTATGGTGCCGCCAACAAGGGCAATGTTATTTACGAGACCACCGATATTAGGGATTTATTATCGTTTAAGGCCGATGTTTTACGTTTTACCTTTAAAACCAGTAAGACCACGGTTTATAAGGCCAAAAAACGGGACGGCAAAACCATAAAGATCACTACAAAGGATGAAAGTTATAATCCGCCAGAGCGCAGTGATTATGGCAGATTGTCCAGTACCAGGGGCACTTGGATGGAAGGCAGTTTTATTGTGGGCACCAAAACCGTTTACAACTATAAAGAGTGTGAGCATATTGTACGTGACGAACAGAACAAGCCCATGTCCCCATTTATTGTTAGGGCCACCAACATCTATAAAAACGAATTGCACAGTTTCTTGGACGATCTGGAGCCAGTGGATGACCAGATACAGTACATCAACCTGAAGACCCAACATTTGATTGCGGAACTGAAGCCCGACCTTATTGTCATCAATGAGGATGCTTTGGCCGATTTATCGGGTTCGGGCGATAAGGCAAAGATGTGGAACGAGACCCTGAATTTATTGAACGTTAAAGGTGTTGTTGTGGAAAAAGCCGTCGATATGGGCGAAATGGGCGTTGGCACCAAGCAGGCCGCTCGTCCCGCTTCCAACCAACAAGGTTCGGCTTTGGCCGCATTGTTCAATGCCTGGGCAAAATACGAGGACGAAATGCGAAACGTAAGCGGTATCAATCCTGCAAGGGACGGCAGTTTGCCACATGATGCCCTATTGGGTATCAACCAAATGGCACAGTTGGCCAGTAATACCGTGACCCAACATATTGTGGATTCCGCAACGGAATTCAACAAGCGTTTTTGTGAGACCATTTCGGCTAGGGTACACAATATCTTCAGGAGCAAGGACCCCAATAGCAATCCATTGAAAAAACTCTATGAAAGAGCTGTTGGAAACCAAAATATCGAGGCTTTGGAAGTGATGAAGGATAGGCATTTGCACGACTTTGGGTTTACCGTAAATATGGTCCCAAGCCAAAAAGAGATACAGGAATTCAAGGAAGACTTGGCTTTATCGTTACAGGACGGCAGTATTGATGTTGAAATCAAGAGTGAGGCCCAACAGATTGCCAAGACCAGTTTAAAATTGGCGAGCCAATATTTGTTCTACATGCGCAAAAAACGAAGAAAGGAAATGCTGGAGGAAGAAGCCAAGCGTGTCCAAATGAAAAGTCAGGGCGATATGCAGGCCGCACAATCGGCAGCACAAAGTCAGGCACAAGCCTACCAGTTCAAGAAAAAGGCCGATCTGCAATACGAGGCACAGTTGGCACAGATTGATGTCATGAAAACACAGGCCATCCAGCAAATTGAAGCGCCGATAAAAGAACAGGAATTCAGGCAGGATGTATTTTTAAAACAATTGGAAACCATTGGTACCTTTAAAAAGCTGGAATATCAGGAAAATCGAAAGGATGATAGGGTTGACAAACAGAGCACGCAGCAATCCAAAATGATACAGCAACGCAAAAAAGAGGATGCCTCCCCTATTGATTTTGAGAACGGCGACATATTTGGTGATATTTTTAATATGAATTAATAATATTTTTAGTATATTTGGGATTCTCCAACTAGGAGGTTAGTTAATTTCATAGGAATGATTAATGGCACCAAACCCTTGCTTCGGCAGGGGTTTTTTGTTTTAAAATATGAAATATTAGGATTATTGATATAAATTGTTTGTAGTATAGATAAAAAGTATTAGATTTGTCTAATCAATAGATTTTATCAATACTGACTTATGGGAATAGAAGTAGATTTTAGCGAAGAAGGACAACAGGAC